TGCTCGATGGTGCTACTCTCAAGTATCTGCAGTCGTCATATCGCGAACCACTACACGAATCGCAGGGCCTTGCAGTCTATGAAAGACCAGAGAAGGGTAAAACCTATGTATGTGTGGCTGACGTATCACGTGGTAAAGGATTGGACTACTCAGCATTCCATATCATTGACGTCTCAAAAATGCCTTATCGTCAGGTTGCAACCTATCGAAATAACCTAATCACTCCTGTCGACTATGCTGATATCATCTTCAGAACAACAAAGTCTTACAACGATGCATATGTTCTAATCGAGATCAATGACATCGGTGGACAAGTGTCTGACACCTTGCACTTTGACTTTGAAGTCGAGACGCTTCTCTATACCGAATCGGCAGGTCGTTCTGGTAAACGAATCTCTGGTGGCTTTGGCTCAAACGTTGATAAAGGTATTCGTACAACGAAGCAGGTGAAATCAGTTGGATGTTCTATCCTTAAACTATTGGCCGAACAGAAACAACTCGTCATATCAGACTTCAATTGCATCAATGAACTATCAACGTTCTCAAGAAGAGGTGCATCATATGAAGCTGAAGCGGGATGCCACGATGACTTAGTAATGGGCCTTGTTCTATTTGCTTGGTTGACCACTCAAGCATTCTTTAAAGAAATCACAGATATAAATACGATGATGAAACTGAGAGAGAAGAGTGATGAGCAACTTATGGATGAGTTGCTACCATTTGGATTCACTTATGATGATATCGAAGAAACCGTACATGACTATCAACCTCCATCACGACATTGGTTAGAAGATTGGTAATTGCCCATCTTATAAATAATAGGAATATCCAATCCTAAAATAATGTTCATAAAGGAGACATGACAATGGCATTTCAACTAAGTCCAGGAATTAACACTTCCGAGATTGATCTTACTACAGTTGTTCCTGCAGTATCTTCTACAACTGGTGCGATTGCTGGTGTTTTTGCTTGGGGCCCAGTAAACGAACCTATCCTCGTTTCTTCAGAAGTAGATCTTGTTAACAGATTCGGTAAGCCAGTTACTGGCCTTAATATCGAAACGTTTTTCACTGCAGCAGACTTCTTGGCATATGGCAATGCGCTATATGTGGCACGTGCTAACACTGGCGTTACCGCAGCACCATCAGCAGGTTCTACCGCAGCACTCGTTGGTTTCAGCGCTAAGTATCAAGGCACTCTTGGTAACTCGCTCAAGATCATCATGGCGACCAACACCACGTTCTCATCGGCAAACTCGATTCTAACCAGTGTTGTTTCATCTGGTCCAGTATCTGGTGAAGCTCATGCAGTAATCGTTGACACAACTGGTGCCTTCAGTGGTGGTGTAGTTAACGCAGTACTCGAAGTGTTTGAAGACATCTCGTTGACCGCTGGTGCTAAAAAGGTAGATGGTACAAACAACTACTTTGCAGACGTTATCAATACGAAATCAAACTACGTAAAGATTACCGCTGCAAACACTGCACCGCTTTCTTCAGCTATTGACAGCCCATGCGTCAATGGTACAAATGGCGACAACGAAAACACCGTAGCAGTCGGAACGCTTCAGACCGCATACGACACCTTCAAGAACTCTGAAGAAATCGACGTATCGTTGATCATGCAAGGTCCAGCACGTGGTACAAACGATGTACAACTTGCTAACTACCTGGTCACTATTGCAGAAGATAGAAAAGACGCAATGGTATTCATCTCGCCAGCACGCGCTGACGTTGTTGATGCATCAAACAAAGTATCAAACGTTACCGGTTTTGCTGATGCAGTATCGGCTTCTTCATACGCAGTTATCGACAGTGGATACAAGTATCGCTACGACCGTTACAATGACACCTACGTATACACACCATTGAATGGTGATATCGCTGGTCTTTGCGCTAGAACTGACGATGTTCGCGATCCATGGTTCTCACCTGCTGGTTACAACCGTGGTGGCATTAAGAATGTCATTAAGCTTGCTTATAACCCAGTTAAAGCTGATCGTGATGCTCTTTACAAAGCAGCAGTTAACCCAGTAATCTCACAACCTGGTCAAGGTACGATCCTCTTCGGCGATAAGACTCACTTGGTTAAACCTTCTGCTTTCGACCGTATTAACGTTCGTAGACTATTCATCGTGCTTGAAAAAGCTATTACCCGTGCATCAACTTCTGCACTATTCGAATTCAACGACGAATTCACTCGTGCACAGTTCAGAAACATCATTGAACCTTTCCTTCGTGATGTTCAGGGCCGTAGAGGTATTTACGACTTTAGAGTTGTATGTGATGCAACGAATAACACTTCAACAGTTATCGACAGAAACGAATTTGTCGGCGACATCTACATTAAACCAGCGAGAGCTATTAACTTCATTCAACTCAACTTTGTTGCAGTGAGATCTGGTGTAGAGTTTGAAGAAATCGTGGGCCAACGCTAAGGGTATAAATACTAGAAAGATAAGGAGATACTACTATGGCGTTTAACATTAACGATCTAAGAGCTCAACTAACATTCGGAGGAGCGAAATCATCGCTCTTCCAAATCCAAATCACTAACCCTGTTAACGGTGTAGCTGATATCAAAGTTCCTTTCATGGCTAAAGCGGCTGCTCTACCTGCTTCGACCCTTGGATTCATCGAAGTTCCATACTTTGGTCGTAAGATCAAGTTGGCCGGTGACAGAACATTCGATACTTGGACTGTTAACATCATCAACGACGAAGACTTCCTGATCAGAAATGCGATGGAGTCTTGGATGTCTGCGATCAATTCACACCAAGGTAACGTCACGTCGTTGTCAAGTGCTTCACCACTTCAGTACAAAGCACAAGCACAGATCACTCAGTTCTCTAAGACTGGTGTTCCACTTCGCGTATACAACTTCAATGGTATCTTCCCAGTAGAAGTTTCTCAGATCGACATGAACTGGGAAAACACTGACTCGATCGAAGAGTTCCAAGTAACGTTCCAATACGACTGGTGGGATGTTTCTGGCGGTATCACCGGTGATGCTGGAACTAGAAACTAATACCTAGGAGACTTGGGTTTGCAATTATTTGGGTTTGAAATTAAGCGAAAAACCTCTGCGAGTGATGAAAGAAAGTCATTCGCAGAGCCAATTAATGATGAGGGTGCGATTGCCGTTGCCACTGGCGGCGCTCAAAGCACGTTTGTTGATTTAGACGGCACTGCTAAAACAGAAGCTGAACTCATCAACAGATACCGTGGAATGCTTTTGCAAGCCGAAGTGCAGACTGCAGTCGACGACATTGTTAACGAAGCTATTACTGTGTCGGAAGACAAAAAGGTAGTAGAGTGTGTAACAGACGACATCGAAGTCCCAGATTCGATTAGAAAGAAAATTCGAGAAGAGTTCGACAATGTTCTTAAGCTTCTCGATTTTTCGAATCAAGGTTACGACGTTTTCTCACGTTGGTATGTAGATGGTAGACTATACTATCATGCTATCATTGATGAATCAGCGCCTAAAAAGGGCATTGTTGAATTAAGATACGTCGATCCACGTAAGATTAGAAAAGTTCGTGAATATGAGCGAGTTCGTGGTGAAGGCAATAGCGCTACGTTAAAGAGAATTAAGAACGAATATTACATGTTCTCTGAACGTGGGTATGATGCTAATATGACTGTAAACTCTATTGGTTCAACCGATTCGATTCAGGGTCTAAAAATTGCAAAAGACTCAATCGTTCATTGCAATTCTGGTATTCTTAACGAAAAGAATACTGTAGTTCTTTCACATCTTCATAAAGCCTTTAAACCACTCAATCAGTTGCGCATGATGGAAGACGCTGCGGTCATCTATCGCATCTCACGCGCGCCTGAAAGAAGAATCTTTTACATCGACGTAGGTAACCTTCCAAAGGTGAAGGCAGAGCAATATCTCCGTGAGATGATGGTCAATCACAAGAACAAGCTCGTGTATGATGCATCGACCGGTGAGATGCGCGACGATCGTAAGTTCATGACAGTGACCGACGACTTCTGGTTGCCAAGACGAGAAGGCGGTAAGGGTACCGAGATCACTTCACTCCCAGGTGGACAAAACCTTGGTGAGATGGAAGACATCGAATACTTCCAGAGAAAGCTATACAAGTCGCTTAACGTTCCAATCTCTCGCCTCGAGCCAGAGACTGGTTTTTCTCTTGGAAGATCATCAGAAATTTCTCGCGATGAAGTAAAGTTCGCGAAGTTCATAACAAGACTGAGATCAAGATTTGCGATTCTATTCGATAAGGTGCTTGAAAAGCAACTTATTCTAAAGGGTATCATTAAGCCTGAAGAATGGGATCAGATTAAAGATAAACTTCGTTATGACTTTATGACGGACAACCATTTTGCTGAACTAAAAGAAGCTGAGATACTCCGTGATAGATTGAGTCTTCTCGCTGATATAAGTAACTACACTGGCGAATACTTCTCGAAAGAGTGGGTACGCAAAAATGTGCTACATATGTCTGAAGATGATATTGAAGAGATTAAGAAACAAATAGACGACGAAGCAGAGGAAGAGCCACAGGATGAAACTCCTGCAGTGCCACCACAGCAAATCGACTCTAGTCCACAACAAACACAATCCAACTAAGGAGATAACTCATGTCAATTAAAGATCTTATCGCAGCAGCATTCAATAAGGATGCTAACGCATTTGAATCTGCGTTTTCTTCAGCAATGAAAGAAAAAGTCGGTGCAGCTATCGATTCTCGCTTCCTTACTCGTGAAGAGCTCGAACTTGACGAGGCAAAAGACGAAGAAGATGATGAAGATGAGAATGGCGACACATCTTCAGAAGAAGACAACGAAGATGACGAAGACGAAGAGGATATGAAAGAGGAAGCCGAAGAACTCGACGAACTCTCAAAGAAGACCCTTGGTTCTTACATCAGCAAAGCTTCTGATAACGCTGCATCTCACGCTGTAAAGTATGGCCAAAAGAAAGCCGAAGCAGACGAAATGGATCGACTCATGAACCGTCACATGTCATATTCAGACAAAGATAAGGTTCGTAGTATCATGAAAACCACTAGTGATGATGTAGATGCTCCTCGTCAAAAGGCTGCTCAGCGTCTTCGTGGTGTTGATCTAGCAGTCAAGAAGCTTTCAAAGTAATAGGTGATCAAATGATCAATTTCAAGAAACTATTTGAGACCGTCTACGAGCCAAAGTCCGGCGACGAGAAAAACTTCAAAGACAAGCACATTGTTGCGAAGTATAAGACTCCGTTTGACAGTGAGTCACAGTTTACGTCAAAGCTACCTAAGGCAAAGCGTAAGGCAGACCACGACAAAGGCGAAGACGAAGACGTCTACGAAGCAATTGACGTTCACACCAAGCGTGCTGACAAAGAGCCAGTGGTTGTTCGTGCAGTTGATCCTAAGACCGGTCAAAGCAAAGCTAAAACTGTGATGCGTCGTGCAGGCGAGATCAAGATTGGCGAAGAAGTCGAACTCGAAGAAGACACTGTCGGTCACGGCAAGTATACTATCACGACCGGTCCTAAAATGAAGGGCATGGGCGAAGGTGGTCCATCACATGTCGTAGCAAAGCGTGCTAAGATGGCAAAGCTTGGAGTTCCACACCACGACGAGCCAGGTGAATACGGACACACCGTAAAGGTTACTGTAAAGAACAACGATACTGGTGAAACGACTCATCACCACGTCTATCAACGTGACACCGACAAGGGTAGCAAAGAAGCACTCGTATCGACTCGCACGGTCGGTGCTCCTCGTGCCAAGCAAAAAGAACACGAGAATGTTCTTCACAATTACCTCTCGGGCAAAAAGGTTTCCTCACTCAAGGAAGAATCAGTTGTTGTAACTGAACTCGGAGAGAAGGTTGCTAACCCATACGCAATTGGTATGGCTGCTGCTATGAAGAAGGCGGGTGACACTCCTCCTCTGAAGAAGTCGACCATTGTGAAAGGTCATGAGATTGCAAAGTCAATCATGAAGAATGAAGCAATGGACAAGGTTGGCAAAGAAGACTCTGACATCGACAACGATGGTGACACCGATAAGTCTGACAAGTATCTGCATGCTCGTCGTAAGGCAATTGGTAAAGCTCTTCGTAAGGAAGATCTTGACGAGGCAGTTGAAGTTCGACACGACCGTTACATGCGTTCACATGGTAAGAAAGCCTCAGGCGGTTCTGGTCAGTGGATGTTCACTCACAAAGATCGTGGTGATGTCAACTATAACGATGACAAAGAAGTACACACTGCTAATGGCAAGTTTGCTGACGCTAAAAAGTCGGCTCAAGCTTGGGCAAAGAAGCATGGCCACTCTTCAGTCTATGTGATGGAAGGTGTAGAAGAACTCGAAGAAGCTCCTGGCAAAAGAGTTTCATCTGCATACCGTATGACCGTACCACTTAAGGATGGACAAGTACATCCTGATCATGCTGAAAAGATCAATGATCTTAAGGCAAAGGTACGTGCTGACAATGCTAAGGAAGGCACTAAGAATAAAGTTGTTCTTCAGGGTCGCCTTGGTAAAGACAACCCAAATGCTTCGAAGTACAAGAGCAAATTCACTGGTAAGAGCTTCCCAGGTTCGCATCAGCGTATTAAGCTCGGTGACGCAAGCCATGCTGACGTGTATGTCCGTGAAGAAGTCGAAGAACTTGATGAACTTAAGAAATCAACTCTTGGTTCGTATGTGAAGAAATCAGCAGATGACCTTACTCAGATTCAACGTGATATCACCAGTGGTAGCACTAAGGATCCTGAATACAAGGGTCTTAGCAGAATGAGAAAAAACCGTAAAGCTGGTATTGCTAATGCAGTCAATAGACTTACCAAAGAAGAAGTCGAAGAGCTTGACGAAATCTCTCAAGAGACACTTCGTTCCTATCATGCAAAAGCTGGTAGCGATCGTCTTAAGGCAAAGGCTGAAGTTCAAAAAGGTATGGCTCAAAAGAAGTTCACACCTGCAAGCGTGCAAAAGACTACTGACTCGTACAAGCGTTTCATTAAGCGCGGTAAGGGCATGACTGCTGCAGCAAACAAGATGGACGAAGAAGTCGATCAACTAGATGAACTTTCGCCAAACACTCTGCATAAGTACATCAAGAAAGCAACTCCTGATGTAGCAGCTCGTGCAATTTCTGCAGTTGCTCCTAATCAGTCTTCTGAGACTAAGAAGCATGCTTCAAAGCTTGGTAAGCGTATTGCGGGTATTACCTCAGCATCAGGTCGTCTTTCTGATAAAGCTAATCAGAATGAAGAAGTTGAGCAGATTGACGAATTGAGCAAGAAGACGCTGGGTTCTTATGTAAAGAAGGCAAAAGATGATTACGGCTTTAGTAATCGTTGGATCGGCCGTGATTCACGTGATAAAGATGCAAAACAAGCTGCTGCAAAGCGTTCAGCTGGTATTGATCGTGCAGTTAATCGTTTGACTAAAGAAGAAGTCGAGATGATCGATGAAGCAGTTAAGATTGGCGCGATGAAACTACATGACGGTTCAACTGTTAATGTAACTCGTGCAATGGCTGATACACTCAATGGTGTGTTCGAACAACTCAATCCAATGAATCGTGTTAAGATGGAGCAAAAGCTTCATTCAAGCAAGAAAGACTTTGAAGAAATCCTTAAATTTGCGGAGAACGTAAATGGTTGATTTTGTCAAAGTTAAAGGACAAGAAATCAGTGTAACTACTGCCAACACCGTGGGAGACGCGGTGTTGGTAAGAGTCTACGCACCTTCGGCAACAGTTCTTACTTTTGCTAATACTACTGGAACCACCGGCACTTATTCAATGGGTGCTGGAATGGATGAAGTTTTCGTTAAAGAAACCACTGATACGGTCGCTGCAACTGTGGCGGTTAAGTGTGTTGCCATAGCTTATAAATAATAGAAAAGGAGCTACAAATGGCACTACTTATTAAAGAAATCGTCGAAGAAGTTCAGTATATTACTGAAGCAAATGAAAACGGTGAAAAGAACTATTTCATCGAAGGTATCATTATGCAAGGTGATATTAAGAACCGCAATGGTCGTATCTATCCTTCGAATATCCTTCAGCGCGAAATGAATCGTTATAACGAAAACTACGTTGTAAAGAATCGCGCATTTGGTGAACTTGGCCACCCACAGGGGCCAACGATCAACCTTGATCGCGTATCACACCTCTTCACAGAACTTAAAGCCGATGGATCAAATGTCGTCGGCAAAGCGAAAATCACTAAGACTCCTATGGGCGATGTCGTTCGGGGTCTTATCGATAGCGGTGCTCAACTTGGTATCTCTTCCCGTGGTATGGGATCAGTGAAGCCAAATAAGCAAGGCATCATGGAAGTTCAAAACGACTTCATGCTTGCAACCGCCGGCGACATTGTCGCTGATCCATCAGCACCAGACGCCTTTGTTAAAGGTATAATGGAAGGTGTAGAATGGGTATACGATGTAGCTTCATCTTCATGGGTCGCAGCTAATACCTTCGATAGAATTGAAGAAGAAGTGAAGAAAAATTATAAGCAAATTGATGAAGCTGCAGCACTAAAAGTGTTCGAACGCTTCTTAAACAGCCTATAATTAATCAAATCCGTATTCTTATAAATACTAGTGAATATTGAATCTTTAACAAGGAGACCCTTAAATGGATAAAGATCTAGACAAGGAGCTTGACGAGGCAAAGGCAACTGGCGAAGACTCGGTAGCAGCAGATGCAACCGCTCCAGCTGGTGGCGCACCAAAGAAGCGCAAAGCCGACCTCTTTAAAGCACCAGGCCCAGTACAGTCAGGTACGCCTGTCACTACCCCACAAGGTACAAACAATGCTGGCCTTCACGAGATGATCGCTGCTCTGTTTGGTGACAATGAACTTTCAGAAGAGTTCAAAGAAAAGACCGTCACGATTTTTGAAGCAGCAGTCAACGAAAAAGTTGCTGAAGCACGCGCTTCTCTTGAAGAAGAGTTTGAAGAAGCTCTTGCTGAAGAGACTGAAGCAATCGTTGAAGAACTCACCGACAAGCTTGATTCATATCTTGACTACGTCGTCGAGAACTGGATGAAAGAGAATGAAGTTGCGCTTGAAACCGGTTATAAGGTCCAGGTTGCAGAATCACTCTTTGCTAATCTCAAGAACATCGTCCTCGAGCACAACATTGAGCTTGAAGAAGCCGACGTCGATGCGATCGCTGAGATGGAAGAGCAAGTCGCCGATGCTAATGCTAAGTACAATGAACTCTTTGAAGAACTTCTCGCTGAACGCGCAGAAAAAGAAGAGCTTCAAAAAGCTGCAGCATTTGCGTACTTCACTGAAGGTATGGTTGCAACCGACGTAGAACGTTTCAAAGTTCTTTCAGAAGGTGTTTCATACGAGTCAGTAGAAGACTTTGCTAAGAAACTTGAAACAATCAAAGAATCGTACTTCACTGAGCAAGTTGCTCGTGCAGAAGATCAAACCGAAGTGCTTGAAGAGGAAGTAGAAGAAGTTAAGACTCCTGCGGTTAACCCAGCAGTTGCAGCTTACGTTGACTCACTCAACAAGTTTGGCAAATATTGATTCGTATAAATAATTACATCTAATCCATTAAAGGAGAACGTAACCATGAGAAATAAAGAACTTATTGAAAAGTGGGGCCCAGTGCTTGAGCACTCCTCGCTTCCTTCAATCAAGGACGCACACCGTAAAGCAGTTACTGCTCAGCTTCTTGAGAACACCGAGAACGCGCTTAAGGAAGGTTCTTCCTATTCGCCAGCTTCGTTCCTCTCTGAAGCAGCACCAGCTAACAGCACAGCAATGGCTGCTAACTACGACCCAGTCCTCATCACCCTAGTTCGTCGTGCAATGCCTAACCTCATCGCATACGATATCGCAGGCGTTCAGCCAATGACCGGTCCTACCGGCCTCATCTTCGCGATGCGTTCGAACTATGCAAACACCTCTAACGCTGCAATTGGCGAAGCTTTCTACAACGAAGCTGACACCGACTTCTCCGGCGCAGGTACCCACACTGGTTCGCCTTTCCCAACCGACTTTGCTAACACTTCACAGTGGGGCACGGGTACCGGTATGGCAACAACCGCTGCTGAGCGTCTCGGCATGGGTGGTAGCGGCGACGGCGACTTCAGCCAAATGTCATTCTCGATCGAAAAGGTCTCGGTTACTGCAAAGAGCCGCGCACTGAAAGCAGAATACACAACTGAACTCGCACAAGACCTCAAGGCAATCCACGGTCTTGACGCAGAGGCAGAACTTGCAAGCATGCTTCAAGCTGAACTCCTTGCTGAGATCAACCGTGAAGTTGTTCGCACAGTGTACAACACTGCAACCGTTGGTGCTGCTTCCGGTACTACCGCAACTGCAGGTACCTTCGACCTTGACGTTGACGCAAACGGCCGCTGGTCAGTTGAGAAGTTCAAAGGTCTCATGTTCCAAATCGAACGTGAAGCTAACCAAATCGCAAAAGACACCCGTCGTGGTAAGGGCAACATCCTCATCTGCTCGTCAGATGTTGCATCGGCTCTTCAAATGGCTGGTATCCTTGACTACACCCCAGCGCTCAATGCTAACGCACTGAATGTTGACGACACTGGTAACACCTTCGCTGGTGTTCTTAACGGTCGCTTCCGTGTATACATCGACCCATACGCTGGTTCGAACTACATGGTTATCGGTTACAAAGGTTCTTCAACCTTTGACGCTGGTATGTTCTACTGCCCATACGTTCCGCTACAAATGGTTCGTGCAGTTGGTGAGAACAGCTTCCAGTCGAAGCTCGGCTTCAAAACCCGCTACGGCATGGTTGCTAACCCATTCGCTAAGGGTGCTACCAAGTGGGTCGACGGCGACGGTGATTCGGGTCTTACCCAGAACTCCAACAAGTACTACCGCAAGGTACGTGTTACCAACATCCTCTAATCAGAGAAGTCGGGTTAACCGAACAAAACAAACTGGGACTCCTTCGGGAGTCCCTTTTTAGTTTGATAAATATACTCAGGTCAACGTGTATTGTCAATAGGAAAAGTGAATGCAACAAAACTTTCTTTCACCAACAGGGTTTAGACTAGTCATCAAAAGACTGCCAAACGTAACATTCTTTGTTCAAGCAGCGAATATTCCAGGCATGAATATGAATACGACTGACGTTGCAACTCCGTTTAAGAACATGTATTTTGCTGGTGACAAGTTGTCATATGAAACGTTTAATGTTACGATTCGTGTAGACGAATACATGGAAAGTTACATTGAGATCATGAACTGGATGGTTGGCCTAACTAAACCAGAATCATTCGATCAATTCAAGTCGCTCAAAGAAAGTCAGGATGGACTTTACAGTGACGCTTCACTAGTTGTACTCAACAGCAGCAAGAATCCTTCACTAGAAATCATGTTCAAAGACATGTTTCCGATATCGATGAGTTCGATTGAACTAGACGCAACGGACTCTGATGTGAACTACAAGACGTGCGAAATGACATTCCAACACAATGGATACTCCATCAAAAAGTATTGACATTCGTACATCGCTGTTATACTATAATATGTGCAACATTGGAGATGCGAATGGATATTGAAACACTTTACAATGAATGGGCCAAGGATGGCGAGATCGATCAAGCCAACATCTCGAAGTCTACGACAGACATCCCTAAGCTACACAATAAATACTTCCGTTGGTACGTCGAGGAAGGACTTAAGCTAAAGAAGCTTAAGGCAGAGTACAAGATTCTCTACAAGCTCAAAGGTGAGTGGTATCGTGGAGAACTTGACGACGAAGAACTCAAAGAGCATGGTTGGCAACCACAAAGACTTAAGATTCTTCGTGCAGATGTTCCAGCATATCTTGAATCTGATGCTGACATAATTAAGATGTCGCTCAAGATCGGGTTTCAAGAAGAGATCGTCGCGTATCTCGAGTCAATCATCAAACATATTAGTAATAGAAACTTCCTGTTGAAAACGATAGTTGATTGGGAGCGTTTCAGAACAGGGGCGTAATGGACGTTGTTAATGTTGAGAAAGTGAATGAGGTCTATGTCCGAGTTCTAGCAGATCCATCATTGAAGATGGAGATGTCAGAATACTTTACGTTTGAAGTTCCAGGTGCTAAGTTCATGCCTGCCGTTCGAAACAAAGTTTGGGACGGCAAAGTTCGTTTGTTGAACACAATGACCGGTTACATATATGCCGGCTTAGTTCCATACATCAAGAAGTTCTGTGATCAACGTGGATATGATTGTCAGGTTTCAAAGGAACTCGGAGAGACTGAAGCAGTACCTGACGACTTTGGCTATGACTTAGCAAAACAAGTAGATGCTGCGTTTGAAGTTCGTGATTATCAGAACGATGCGATCGTCCATGCAATCAGACATAACCGTGCACTCTTCTTGTCGCCTACAGCGTCTGGTAAGTCGTTCATCATCTATCTCATCATGGCTCATCACCTGATGCTTGATCGTAAGATTCTCATTGTCGTACCCACGACTTCTCTCGTCGATCAAATGGCGTCTGACTTCATTGAGTACAACAAAGGCAAGAAGTTAGACATTCATAAGATTCGCGGTGGTGTTGACAAGAGTGTAGATGCTGAGATCACGATCACTACATGGCAGTCAGTCTATAAGATGCCTAAGCAATACTTTGAGAAGTTTGATGTAGTATTTGGTGACGAAGCTCACAACTTCAAGGCCAAGTCCCTTACCTCGATC